AATTTCTTTTCCTTTAAGTACTTTACGTACTAATTCTTCATCATCAATAGCTTCTACACCTTTAGCTTTAAATATATCTTTTATTTTACCTGATACTTCAACATAATATCCTCCGGATTTTAATTGATCAGCTTTATGGTTTACTACTTTAGATTTAGCTGCACTAGAACCATCATGTCCAGTTGCTGTAAACTTTTTACCTGCTGCTTTTGGTTTAGCAGCTGATACTGCATCAATTTCGGGATCATCATCTAAATCAATTATTTCATATTCTGCTTCAGCTTCCCTACCGGTTACATTATCCGCGGATTTATAATTAGGATGACCACCTATTTGAGCATAAGCGTTATCAATTAATTTATAAATTTCTTCACTATAGTCTTTTAACTCAGAAGCAGGGATAGTAACCCATTTATTTTTGGGTATATCTATTTCATTTAATAGATCTACTAATTTGATCATAATTAAGCATGTTTATTATACATATTGATAAAAACATCAAGTGGTGTTCTGTGACCCATACCTTCTATTTCATCAAATATTGCTTCATTATCATAACAAGGCCATAATTTTTTAGTCATTTCAGGATTAATAACATTATCTTCAGTACCTAAAACAATAGTACGTTTATAACTTTCACCTCCATAACCAATTCCATTATCAAAATCAAACTCAATACTTCTACTGTGTAAAGCAGGATTAAACAATAAAACATCAACCCCTAATTTAGAACCAATCATATCAGCAATATAACCACCCATACTAGAGCCTATAATTAAATCAGGCATACCTAAAGTATAAATGAATTCATCTAAATCTAATGTTTCATAATCCATAGCAGGAGCATAAACCATACCTTTTTCAGCAAGGAAAGACACTTTTGGACCTCCTGCTTCACTTTCTAAACCGTGTAAATATACTATTTTTTTCATAACCTTTATTTTAAATTCCACTTTCCATTTTCTGAACATGCTCATGGTGGAGGTATTCAGTATAAACTCTTAGGTTTAAGTAATCACCTAATTTACTATAATCACCTATATATGAAGTATCTTCTCTAATATCTTTGTCATATGCAAAACAAAAATCATACTCCTCTTTTGTGAGGTATGTTTTTGTATTCATAATCTCTTCAAATCTATTGAACTCTTGTTCTGCAAAATAAACTTCTTCTGGACTCATCATATAACCTTTATTTAACACGTTGACTTAATTATCAACAGGGTAAATATACGAAAGATAGCCCGGGTAGCCAAATTTTTACACGGTTCTCTTTGAAGTAGTTTGGAAAGTATTTGTGTATGGTTTTGGTTTAGGATTTTCAATATCAAATAACGCTTTAACATGAGTAAATATTTCTATATTTTCTTCTTGGGTACGAGGTGACTCATACACTTCCCAATTTTTACCTTTTAAACGTTTGCCAGATTTATCTTCACCTCTAGATTTAGATTTTAACCATAAAACTCCAATACGATCTATTTTTTTACCATAACATTCTTCATAACATTGAGCATATATTGCACTTTGTAAATCATAAGTTGTTTGTAAATGGTTAGACGTTTTAAAATCTATAATCCAACGTTCCATTTTACCATCTATTTCAATTTCACATACTAAATCACAAGTACCTGCTACTTGTATTTCATCTGAAAATAAATGTACTTCCGCTTCTATTAATGTTGGATTATAAGTTTCCCAAAAATCTACAAATCTAAGGAACATTTGCCATACATGAGTGGGCATTTTTGGGTTTCCATCTTTATATAAAAATGTAATTTCTTTCCCATTTAACCAATCTTCAATCATTTCATGTACTAATGTTCCTTCTTCAGCTGCTTTTTTAACAATCCATTCAGCACTATATCCTACTTTTTTAAGCCAGTCTTCGAAGTATTTGCCTTTTGGATAGGAACCCAAAACATGGGTTACTGAGGGGTAATATTTACCATTTCGTCTATAATACCTTGAATCAGGCATTGTAACTTGTTGATAGTCATCTGATATTTCTAGTAATCTTTTGTATGATTTTTTGATCATATAGCTAGTTTTTGTTCCATTAAATCATAGTAGGTAAGTGGAACTGTATTTTGTATAAGTCTAGTGAAATTTTCGAAACCCATCTCACTCGGGTCCTTATCTTGTAAATCTACAAGATAGACTTCTTTGCCTTCTGCCATTAATCGCTCGCAGAATTTCAAAGCTTGTTTAATTGCATCCCTATCTAATGCAATATAAATTTTATCTACTACAGAAGTAACTATTTTTTTCATTAAGCTGCTCTGTATGTTTTTCCCTAGTAGGGGAATTGCGTTTCTTTTTATAGCCATAGCATCGAATAGCCCTTCACATAAAATAACTGGTACGTTCCAATTTATTAAATGTTCATTTGGGATTACATCTCTGCTTGCTGATGGATTACGATATTTAATATATGGTTCTTTTTCAAATGAGCGGGCGGTATAATAATTTATATTTCCATCTTTATCATAAGTTGGTAATATAATCATATTTTTATATAAACCTTCTTTACAATAACCTATATTATATTTGATAATATCGTATTTACTCACGTGTCTATTTTTTAGGTATGCGAGCGCGTGCCTAGCCATAATCCCGCTGTTATCCACGTTATTTAGGCTAATATATTCATTTGGAAGCGATATACTAGACACAACTTGTGTCTCTTTAATTGATTTGGATGTTTTAACAAGAGATTTAAGTTCTGTAAACTTACTTATATCTACTTTTAACTGTTTAAATAAAGAATATATAGTGGTACCCCTTACATCACAAGCCCAACAGTGCCAAGGGTTTTTACCTTCACGATTTTCTGTTAGATTAACCTCCATTTTTGGTTTATGGTGGTGGCAGAAAGGACAGTGGTAAGCATAATTATTTCGAGCAGTAGCTTTACCCGAACCCATTACAGAGTTTACTAACGTAACCAATAATTGATTTACCATATGTGGTAATATATAAAACTATTTAACTTCAGGCACGAGATTTTTATCAAAATCTATATCCTGTAGATCTTTTGTAAAAAATTTACCTAAAATATTATCATTAAAAAATTCATCTGGTTTTTCTAATACCTGATATATCATTTGAAATTTTATTTCAAAATATGTCATTGATTTTTTATTAGGACACATTTTTAAAATAGTACGTTCAAATTCATCTTTTTTACCTTCTAAAAGTAGTTGTTTAATATCTTTTTGGGAACCATAATATTTTTTCCAATCCGATTCTTTAACTTCTAACTTGTAAGTAGGACGACGTCCAACAATTCCAGTTAATGCGGCTAACTCTTTTTTACCAAGTCGCTTTTTTTTATTATGAAATAAGACTTTTTTCCCAATATATGATTTTCCAGTGGGTTTGTGTGTAACTATATAAACAAAACCAAATGTATTTTCTGGAAATTGAGTGATGTCCCCTATTTTGTGTGTTTTATAGGTCCAACTCATGTGTTTGTTTTAAAGTTAATAATAAATATAACTAAAAAATTTTAAATTAACAAATAATTTTTAACTTCCAGGACCATCAGCAAATATAGGCTTAACATAGACATAAGGTGAACTCTCACCATAAAAAGTTGAATCTAATACACCTTCAAAATACCATTTACCTGTTGTGCCCCTTTCTACTCCATTATCTGCTGCGAATGAGGAATCTTGAGCATCTAATATTTGCCAATCACCTGATAATCCCGTAGGGGCTATTGATGGGTTATCAAAAGAATATACTGCCATAGAACAAGTAACATCCGTACCCGATTCAAATGAAGCTGTATAATTAAAAACTACACTAAAATAAGTTGTGTCATCATAATCAAAACTACCAATACCTGAGGGATTGTTATCAATAGTTCTAAAATTGAAGTAAAAAGATAGATCTAAACTTCTATCAGAAACACTGGGTGTAAATTTAGAACCTGCTGACCAATCGTCATTATTTGCTTCCCCCGCACTACCTGAGAATTCGTACCATAATTGGTTATTTCCAAAAGCATCTACACCACTTGAAGCAGTAATTGATGCAGTTTGATTTCCTCCTGACAAAAGCGCACTCCCCTGATCCCAATTTGTAGCTAAAGGAGCTACTGTAAGACTAGAAGGTGTACCAATAGCAGGTGTATACGTTCCAGTTCCAGCTTTTGAATTTTTTGTTATAGAATTAAAACCCTCTTGAGCATCATATTCAAAATTTACATTAGCTTCTTCTAGGCTATAATATAATATTTTATTTTTACCACAACTTTTACCATAAAATTCAGAATAAGCATGAGGTGCTACTTGATTAACTGGAGTAGGAGTTGCATTTTCATATAATTTAACCATTGATCCTGCTGCTGGGGTTGATGTAGGACCAGAAAGAAAAGCTACTCCTGATTCATGACACTCTGCTAGTATCATTGAAGCGCTTAATGGTCCTGAACTTGGTAAAGCCATTATAATCTAGATTTAAGTTCGTCAATTTGATTTTGTTGTTCCTTAATTGCTTCAATTAGTAAAGGTATAATTTTTTCATAATTAACTGCTTTATACCCACTATTTCTTGTAGTAACAGCTTCTGGTAAAATACTTTCAATTTCTTGGGCTATTACACCTACATCTTTACCTGTATTACCATGTATTGTTTTTCTTTCTTCTTCATTTAATTCTTTCCAATCAAATGTGTTTCCTGTTACACCAATTACTTTACATAAAGCATTATCAATTGGTTGAATGTTACATTTTAATCTTCTATCAGATGTTGAAAAAGCTACGATATCATTAGTTGCATCAATTCTACCTACTGTTGCATTTATAGCGTCTTGAGATCCTACTGTTAATGAACCTGTTACAACAGTATTATTCATGTAAGTAACTAATTGACAAACAGCACCAGAATCACTTGCAGTAAGGTAAGAACCTATTAAAAATATATCATTACTTACTCCACCAGCAATAGCAGTTAAATCTATACAATTATGTCTTCCACCTAAAATACCAGCATGGCTATCAAACATACTAATATAGTTTTTAAATCCTCCCCCTATAACACTTCTTGTTCCTGATGCAGTATTATACATTCCACCTAATATAGAGGAAAATCCTGAGTCTACACAATTACCACATCCCCCTCCTATTACACTTGCAGGTCCAGTATAGTAACCACCTATGGTATTTCCAATACCACCACCTATAAATCCTAGACAATCATTAAGTGTATTATTAAAACCTCCTGCAATTGTAGAACGGTTTGGTTGAGTTGTACCATAATAACTACTTACTGAATTTATTGAATTTCCTTCTCCAGCAATAAAGTTAGCACAATGATTTGAAGATGTGTTGCTAACACCAAATACTGCTGAAAAACTACCACTTATTGTGTTTGAAGATCCTCCTACTACGTTAAATGTTGCCATTTTAGAAGTAACTGTTGATCCAGATATTATATTATTACCCCCACCTATAATAGATGATCCTTTACCATTCCATATGGTATTACAACAACCACCTCCTATAAAACTATAATTACTTAAAGAAGATGTATTACACATCCCACCTACAATTGAAGTTTTTTTACTCCCGATACAGTTTCTACATCCACCACCTATAAAATTATTTTGACTATTTAATCCGTATATTCCAGCAATACGGTTAAATTTACCACCTCCAATAACATCTGCTCCTTCATAACCCGCTGTTATATTCTTAAAACCTCCTCCAATAAAACCGTAACAAGATGAATTGGAATTACATCTACCACCAACAATATTTGCATAACTACTACCAGCATAATTATTACCACCACCTCCTATAAAAGTTGTTGAAGAATAAGCACTAACTTCATTTTGCTTACCTCCTACAATAACACTTCTACCAGCTGCGTATCCATTAATTAAATTTCTACAACCCCCTCCTATGAAGGCCCAACATTCGCATATATTATTTTCTTGGCCACCTACTATGGATGAAAATTTTCCATTTTGGTAATAGCTGTTTCTACTATTATATCCTATCTGATTAAGACAACCACCCCCAATAAATTTATGTGATATACTATTTCCATAACCATCACTACCTCCTCTAAAACTATTTCGAGTACCTCCTACAATTGATGAAAAAGTAGCTGATGCCGTATTTTTAAAGCCTCCTACTATTGATGTAAAATTACCTGATGCAGTATTTGAGAAACCACCTACAATTACGGTATTAGATGCTCTTAATACGTTTTTACATCCTGATCCTATAAAATTAAAGTTTCCTGATGCCGTGTTTAATTGTCCTGATCCTATAAAGTTACTACTTCCTGAATTTTTAGTGCCTAAACTAAACTGACAAATTTTGTTTCTACAACCGCCTGCTATAACATTAAAACTGAAAGTAGCGTTTTGGTATGATGTATTATTTTGTATTGTATTTAAACTACCTCCTAAAATTGATGAATTCGAATCGACTTGGTAACCACTGTAGAAAGAATTAATTGTATTACAAACACCACCTACCATTGTATGTCCACTACCCCTACTAGTTATACAGTTTTTACGACCACCAACTACAACATTATAATTACTATTGAGATAATTATAATTATTCATACCACCACCCATAAAAGCAGTGCCTCCTTTATTTATATTATTAAATCCACCAACTATTACTGAGTTCCCATAGTAACTTTGATGTTTATTTAGTCTACCCCCAACTATTAAAGATGCATTATTACCATAACTTGATATTTCATTTTTACATCCTGTAAAGATACCACCATAATAGGCCTGAGATATTTTATTACAAAACCCAGAGCCAATTATACTAAAACCAGCATAATAACCTGAGCCCCCATATATATTATTTTGTTTTCCACCTCCAATGAATGTTTTATCACCAGAAGATGTATTTGAAATTCCTCCTACAATTGAACTTTCACCACCTGAGTTATAATTACTTTTACCACCTCCTATAAAGCTACATGGTGCTGAACCTGTGTTTTTAGTACCACCTCCTATAAAACTACAATTTCCTGAAGCTGTATTTAAAGTACCTCCACCTATACTTGAAAAGTTACCATTAGATTTATTAGACCCACTAACTGGTTGTATTCCTGATGTAAATGAACTTGCATTAAAATATTCATAAGGACCATCTGGGCGACTATTACCCGGTGGGCCTTGTTCACCTGATGTACCTGATGTGCCACTTGTTCCTGATGTGCCACTTGTTCCTGAAGTGCCACTTGTTCCTGATGTGCCACTTGTTCCTGAAGTACCATTATTTCCGGAAAGAATAAATCCACAAAGATCACCATCAGTTAAAACAGCTCCACTACTTTCTGCAGCCGAAGTTGTTGCGCTATAAACTCTTGAATTTGTACCAGTAGTACCATTACTAGTAATATTTAAAACAATAAATTTAGTGGGGTCAGAAACTTTATAAATACCTAGTTTTAAATTAGTAGTACCAATTGAAGCTAATAAATTATCTATATCTACAGAATCTGAATTAAATTTACTTATATTTAAAAATGTGATATTAGAAGTTGAACTTGTACCTGAACCCAATTGAAATTCTCCTGAAGTCTGAGTACCTGGTGCTGATGTATTATATCCATCAAATTCTGATTTAAATAAAAATCCTGTAGGTCCAGTTGGACCTACTGTACCAGGACCAGATGTTCCACTTGTACCTGATGTTCCCAATCCTGATGTTCCTGATGAGCCACTTGTGCCTGAGCCACTTGTACCTGATGAGCCACTTGTACCACTTGAACCTGATGTGCCACTTGATCCAGATGTTCCCGAACCACTTGTGCCCGAAGAACCACTAGTACCGCTTGATCCAGATGTACCTGAAGAGCCACTAGTACCACTTGATCCAGATGTTCCTGATCCACTTGTTCCAGATGAACCTGATGTTCCACTAGATCCACTAGTACCTGAACCACTTGTTCCAGATGAACCTGATGTTCCGCTTGAGCCACTTGTTCCTGAAGAACCAGACGTACCGCTTCCTGATGTTCCTGAACTACCGCTTGTTCCACTTGATCCAGATGTACCTGAAGAGCCGCTTGTTCCTGACCCACTTGTTCCAGATGAACCAGATGTACCACTTGAGCCGCTTGTTCCTGAAGAACCTGAAGTTCCTGATCCTGATGTTCCACTAGAACCACTAGTTCCGCTTGAACCTGATGTTCCTGATGAACCTGAAGTTCCTGATCCTGATGTTCCAGAAGAACCACTTGTACCAGATGATCCAGATGTACCACTTCCTGATGTACCACTTGAACCGCTTGTACCAGATGATCCCGAAGTTCCACTTGAACCACTTGTGCCACTTCCTGACGTTCCAGATGAGCCTGATGTGCCACTAGAGCCACTAGTTCCGCTTGAACCGGATGTTCCTGACCCACTTGTACCAGATGAACCTGAAGTGCCACTTCCTGAAGTACCACTTGAACCACTTGTACCTGAGCCACTTGTACCTGAAGAACCACTAGTACCACTTGAACCAGATGTACCACTTGAGCCACTAGTTCCTGCTTCACCACTTGTTCCACTTGTTCCTGATGTTATTGTTTTCTTTTCAACAGTATTATTACTTGATAAAATTAATACATCATTTGAGGTTCCTGTATCAACATCAGAAATATTAAGATGGTTTACAAAAGTTGTGTCTATTTGTGTTGTAGTAATATTTGACCCAAGAATAAAAGTATTGGAATGTTTAAGACAGTTAAATCCTCCACCTAAAATTGCGGCCTTACTAACCGAAAAGTCATCTAAAATAGTATTTTGATAACCACCTAAAATAGTAACAGTACTAAGAGTATTGTTACTTGCTGTTATACTATTTCCATACCCACCAATAATAGAACTAAAAGATATATTACAAGCATTTGATGCAGACATATGGTTATTTTGTCCACCTCCGATAAAGCTACATCCAACCTGACCTTCATGTACAGTCATTTTATTCGAAACACCACCGGCAATAACACTAAATCCACTATCTGAGCCACTAATTATATTTAGTCCCCCACCACCAATGTAACTATAATTAGCACTATCAATAAAATTACTTTCACCCCCTCCTATTGCTGAGCAATTTCCTCCAGAAGTATTATTTGTTCCTCCCCCAATATTTGACATACAACCCGAAGCTACATTTGAACCACTTACAGGTTGAATACCTGTATCTTCATCACCAACTACATTGTATTCATAAGGACCCTCAGGTCTATTATCACCACTTGTACCTGATGTTCCAGATGTACCAAATCCGGATGTTCCACTAGAACCAGATGTTCCTGCTTCGCCACTTGTTCCTGAAGTACCACTTCCTGAAGTTCCCGAGCTACCACTTGTACCACTTGAGCCTGATGTACCTGATCCAGAAGTTCCTGATGAACCGCTTGTACCTGCTTCACCACTTGTTCCTGATGTACCACTAGAACCTGAAGTTCCTGTTTCACCACTTGTGCCACTTGATCCTGATGTACCCGAAGACCCACTTGTTCCTGATCCTGAAGTGCCACTTGAACCACTTGTACCTGCTTCGCCCGAAGTACCAGATGATCCACTAGTTCCAGATGATCCTGATGTTCCTGCTTCGCCACTTGTTCCTGAAGAGCCTGAAGTTCCATTTCCTGATGTACCACTTGAGCCTGAAGTTCCTGCTTCGCCACTTGTTCCAGAAGAACCGGATGTACCAGATGTACCACTTGTACCACTTCCAGATGTTCCAGAAGAGCCACTAGTACCACTAGAACCAGATGTACCAGATCCTGATGTTCCAGATGAACCGCTTGTACCTGCTTCGCCACTTGTACCACTAGAACCTGAAGTGCCATTTCCTGAAGTACCAGATGATCCACTTGTTCCTGAAGTTCCATTCCCAGATGTTCCACTTGAACCTGATGTTCCAGAAGAACCGCTTGTTCCTGCTTCTCCGCTTGTACCTGAAGAGCCACTTGTACCACTAGAACCTGAAGTTCCGTTCCCAGATGTTCCACTAGAACCCGAAGTTCCTGCTTCACCACTTGTTCCACTTGATCCTGATGTACCTGAAGAGCCACTTGTACCTGATGTACCATTTCCTGAAGTTCCTGAAGAACCTGATGTACCCTCTTCACCTGAAGTTCCGCTTGAGCCTGATGTACCACTTGTACCTGCTTCGCCACTTGTTCCTGAAGAGCCACTTGTACCAGATGATCCAGATGTTCCATTTCCTGAAGTACCAGATGAGCCACTTGTACCTGCTTCTCCACTTGTACCAGATGTCCCACTTGAACCTGATGTTCCTGCTTCACCTGATGTTCCTGATGAACCACTTGTACCTGCTTCACCCGAAGTTCCACTTGAGCCTGATGTTCCACTTGTACCTGATCCACTTGTTCCAGATGTTCCATTTCCAGATGTACCTGAAGAACCGCTTGTTCCTGCTTCTCCGCTTGTACCTGATGTACCACTTAAACCTGATGTTCCTGCTTCACCTGATGTTCCTGATGTTCCTGATGAACCACTTGTACCTGCTTCACCCGATGTTCCTGAAGAGCCACTTGTACCAGATGATCCAGATGTACCATCTCCACTTGTACCAGATGAACCACTTGTTCCTGCTTCACCTGAAGTTCCTGATGAACCAGAAGTTCCTGCTTCACCACTTGTACCTGAGGTACCAGATGAGCCACTTGTACCTGCTTCGCCACTTGTACCTGAAGAACCGCTTGTTCCTGAAGATCCAGATGTACCATCTCCTGATGTACCAGAACTTCCTGATGTACCTAAACCACTAGTACCACTAGAACCTGATGTTCCTGCTTCACCTGATGTTCCTGATGAACCACTTGTACCTGCTTCACCACTTGTACCTGAAGAGCCGCTTGTTCCTGAAGATCCAGATGTACCATTTCCTGAAGTACCAGATGAGCCACTTGTGCCATTTCCTGAAGTTCCTGATGAACCAGAAGTTCCTGCTTCACCTGAAGTTCCAGATGATCCCGAAGTTCCTGCTTCACCACTTGTACCACTAGAACCTGATGTTCCACTTCCTGATGTTCCTGAAGAGCCACTTGTACCAGCTTCTCCGGATGTTCCACTTGAACCTGATGTACCAGCTTCACCACTTGTACCTGAAGAGCCGCTTGTTCCTCCAGCACCACTTGTGCCCACTATATTTACTTTTACTACATCATCTATTGATGCATCAAGAGTTACTTCTACATCACCTGTAAAATTTATACCTCTAGTATTTCTTTTTATTAAGACATCATCTTCATATATATCTGAAACTGTTAGGTCATCAAAAAATTCTTGAACTTCAATTTGATAAGCTGCAAATTGTGAAGTTTGTGATAGATTAAGACCTGATGCATTATTTGAATATATAGGTGCTAATGATTCTGTTGTAGATAAAGATACAATAGCCATTTTTTGACTTGTACCTAAAAATAAAGATGAATCCCAATCATTCTCGTTGCCTTTTTCACCCCAAGTAATAAGATAAGAAGCTTCATTAGCAGAATTTTTTACATAAAAAGTATCAGTAATGTCATACTTATGAAATACACCTACTTGTTCTGTGCCTCCTATAGCTTGTGCTCCTAAAATGGCATATGAACCACTTGGAGATCCTGCTATATAATAACTATCATTACTACCTGTTATATTTCTAACTCTAATATTTCCATTAGGTGCTAATAATGAACCTGATTCTAAAAAATAAGTATTTTCTGCAACCCACCATTGAGTAAACTGACTTGAACCATCTTGTAATGCATTTTGGTCTACTGTAATTTCCGCACTAGATGGATCAAAAGCTGTAATAGTAGCATAATCTGTAAGCTCCCCAGAGCTTTTAAGTCGTTGCCCTACTTTCATAAGATTCCATGGGACTGGGTCACCAGATGTTGTTACTATATTAGTAACTTTGTTATCTCCAGCAGTATAATCTCCCCTTAGATTAGTATACCTTTCAGAAGGTGAAACTGTAAACTGTCCATAAAATAATTGTTTTTTGCTCATTTCAAATTTTGGGAATTAAATTTTTGCAACATTTTAATTTTTTAATTTTTTAGAATAATAACATACAAATAGCTTCTCCACCACTATCAATACTACCACCACCAATACTATAAGTATCAAAATCTGTATTTTTAGAAAAACTAAGACCTGTAGTTTTATTTTCGACTACTATATTTGATGATGCATCCCACCATACAATAGAAGGTGGAACTCTAGTACTAAGAGCATCATTTTCACCTGCTCCATTTTCTCTATCACCATTTACTGTTACAACAAATGTTGAATTTTCTGCAGCGTCTATATATGTTTTTATTGAAATTATCTGACAATCTCCTGTAGTTGCTGGAGTTACTGTAAACCCTGCACTTGAAAAACTTGTTACATCAAATGCTGGGATATAAGCTCCATCTGTACCATTAGCTGTTCCAGAAGTTGCTGAAGTGTAATCAAATTCATCTGTTTGAACATTTGAGATTGCTACATATAAATAATCATCTGCTCCACCTCTTACTACAATATAATCTCCATTAGCTAAACCATGAGCTGTTGATGTTACTGTTACAGTTGAAGCCGTTCTTTGCCATGTTAAACCAGCATTTAAATCTCCAGTGGATAATATTTCTACATTTCCATTAGAATCACTAATAGCAACGTATCTTACTGCTAAGTTTTGTACATTTGAAATTCCACCTCCACCACCTGATGTACCACTTGTACCAGAAGTTCCTTGTTCACCTGATGTACCAGATGTACCATTTCCTGATGTTCCACTTGTACCCGCTTCTCCTGATGTTCCTGATGAACCACTAGTACCAGAAGTACCATCTCCACTTGTACCAGATGTTCCAGATCCAGAAGTACCTGATGAGCCACTTGTACCTGAAGAACCACTAGTTCCACTTGAACCTGATGTACCACTTGAGCCACTAGTTCCTGCTTCACCACTTGTTCCACTTGTACCAGATGAGCCACTTGTTCCTGATGTGCCCGACCCTGAAGTTCCTGAAGAACCAGATGTTCCATTTCCACTTGTTCCAGAAGTACCTAATCCTGATGTTCCACTTGTACCCGAAGTACCATTTTCTCCTGAAGTTCCACTTGTACCTGCTTCACCACTTGTTCCCGAAGTTCCAGATGTACCACTTCCAGAAGTACCACTTGTACCTGATCCTGATGTACCAGATGAGCCACTTGTGCCTAAACCACTTGTACCTGAGGTTCCAGATGAGCCGCTTGTTCCAGATGAACCTGATGTTCCTGAAGAACCCGATGTACCTGTTTCTCCTGATGTTCCACTTGTACCTGATCCACTTGTACCTGAAGTACCTGATCCAGAAGTACCAGATGAGCCACTAGTACCTAATCCTGATGTTCCACTTGTACCTGAGGTACCATTTTCTCCTGAAGTTCCGCTTGTACCATTTTCTCCTGAAGTTCCACTTGATCCAGATGTACCACTTCCAGAAGTACCACTTGTACCTGATCCACTTGTTCCACTTGACCCACTTGTTCCTAATCCTGATGTACCTGAAGTACCGCTTGTGCCTAAACCAGAGGTACCAGAAGTACCAGATGAGCCACTTGTACCCGCTTCTCCGGAAGTTCCACTTGTACCTGATCCACTTGTTCCAGAAGTACCTGATCCAGAGGTGCCAGATGAGCCACTTGTTCCGCTTGTACCTAACCCCGATGTTCCACTTGTACCTGAGGTACCATTTTCTCCAGATGTTCCACTTGTACCATTTTCTCCTGAAGTTCCACTTGAACCACTTGTTCCTGATGTACCGCTTCCTGATGTTCCAGACGTTCCTGATGTACCATCACCGCTTGTACCTGAAGTACCACTTGTGCCTAATCCTGATGTTCCACTTGTACCTGAAGTACCATTTTCTCCTGAAGTTCCACTTGATCCACTAGTACCTGCTTCTCCAGAAGTACCACTTGAACCACTAGTACCTGGTGCTCCACCGGGACCAGATGTTCCACTTGTACCTGAAGTACCGCTTGTGCCTAATCCTGATGTTCCACTTGTACCTGAAGTACCACTTGTGCCCGATCCTGATGTTCCACTTGAGCCTGATGTACCATTTTCTCCTGAAGTTCCACTTGTACCATTTTCTCCAGATGTACCGCTTGAACCACTTGTTCCTGCTTCACCTGAAGTACCACTTGAACCACTTGTTCCACTTGTTCCTGATCCTGAAGTACCGCTTGTGCCACTAGTACCTGGTGCTCCACCGGGACCAGATGTTCCGCTTGTACCTGATGAACCACTTGTGCCAGATGTTCCACTATCTCCACTTGTTCCTGACGTTCCAGAAGTACCATTTTCTCCAGATGTACCGCTTGAACCACTTGTACCTGATCCACTTGTTCCTGATGTACCAGATCCCGAAGTACCTGATGTTCCACTTGTACCTGGTGCGCCACCTGGACCTGATGTTCCACTTGTACCAGATGTTCCTGGTAAACCTGAAGTACCACTTGTACTACCTAATTGTTTAAAAACTTGTCCTGTAGTGTTATTATAAGATAAAATATAGGAGTTACTTTGTTGTGGCAAAACATCAGGTTGTATGAAAACTGAACTGGTAGCTTTAAAAGACCCAGATACTGAAATATCATATGCTGCTTGATTAGCTGCGGAAAAGGCATCAACAGATTGGGAAACATGCCATGACTGGATTATTTCTCCTTGTTCTATTTGACTTTTATAATTAAATTGTTTTGCCATTTTACCTTATTATTTATTATAAATATAAACTATCTATCTATATTTACTAGAATTGTTGTATCAGTTGTAGGAGATGATTGTAATGGTTGAGCTAATTTTCCTATAGCTAATAATTCAAAATCTCCATTATATAACCCTACAGTTGTAATGTAAGGCTCGAAATAAGAACCTGTTACAAAATCAAATGGTTTACCAATAGAAGCTGTATTTTCCCAATTAATTACACTACCACTAAATTTAGTAGGAATTTGACTTCCCGTTATTGCACTAGGGTTTAATGTGTAATTAAATTCATTTTCATTTATTGTACATTGATATTGTGTTTCAAATATTTTATATGAACTAGAAAATGACATTGTTACTTCATTAGATGTAATAAAAGCATCTATAAATCTTTCAAAGGATAATACTATAGTACCTCCATATTTAGATGTACCATAATCAAAATTATTTCCATATACATCAGTGGATGCAAATGATGATACAGTATCATCTGATAAAATTACTATACCATGTGGGTATATAATATTACCATTTATGTATTCATAAGTTGGAGATGAAACTCCTTTCCAAAGTAATCTACCCTCTCCATCATCTTTTATAGATCCACTTTTTGGATGTTCTATATAAAATGAATTAGGTTGAACATAATCACCAAATAATTTTGATGGGATTGAAAGTACTCCTAATGATGCAGTTGGGAGAGTTTTATTAGGCCAAAGAGTAGTTTGTTCATAATTATAAAAATTAGTTTGTTGAACATTTCCTATAACAGTATTCCCTGCTTCGTTTGCTCCTAAAAATATACTTGATGTTATAGCATTTGATGTAAAGCCTGCACTTCCTGATAAATAGTTTGTATAATATAATTGTTTAATTGAGTCATAAACTAATACAGAAGAAAGTTGTTCTTCTACTGGTAAGTTAGTACCAGTAAGAATACTGCCAGATTGTAAATAGTTTCCATTTAAACCAATAAATCTATTTATCCCAACATTAGGTTCCACCAAAACACTACCCCCAACAAAGTAAAATCCTTTATTTACTTCAAATGGTGATACTATTAAATCCTGTGCATTGAATTGTTTGTAAGCGCTCATTCATTTTAGAAATCTAGTTTAACTCTAACAAGAGCTTCTTTTGTAAAATCTTTTTGTATTGGTCTTGATAATTTAGCTACCGCTAGTAAATCACTATTATCATTATATAAACCTACTGTTGTAGGAAATGTTTGTGGGTTATTAATAAAGTAAGAATAAATTACTTCACCAGTTGAACCCGATATAAATGATGGATTCTCTGTATAATTGAATTCATTATTTCTAGCTCTAATAAATACATAATCTGATGATATTGTTTCTTGAGAATTTAATTCAAAAATATTAGCTCTATTAGCTACAGTTCCAGTTCCTACTGAGGATGATATAGCATTATATAATCTAGTTGGATTATTACCAAAAGTATTTTCATCAGAATCAGTAGCTAAGTTAATACCTGTTACATTACTACCTTCACCATTTACATCTAATGCTGACGCATTAAATAATATAGTAGAAATGTCTGGGCAAAACCATCCATATGATCCAGAATTAAATGAGTAACCATTATCATTAATAGTAGTATTAGCAACACCATTTGATCCACTAATTACTTGGTATACCCTTTGAGTACCATAATAATCTGGGAGAGTTATCATACCAGAATTATCTGTTAGATGGAGTTGTCCTAAATCAGTGGTCGATACGTTAGAATCAATAGTTAAATTCATTGTGCCGGGTAGTAAAGATTGTTTGTATCTTGCTCTTTCTATACTAATAACATAAAAATCATTATCAGCACTACCTGTAAGTGTATCACCCCATACAAAAGATGCATTTTCATCTTCTAAAATTAATGTTCTATACTGACCGTATATTGTTGTTGTAGGTGAAACAAAAGGAACAGTTGTATCAAAATTTACTCCACCTCCACCATTTCTATTAGCATAAGCAATTTGAAATTGAACAGCTGCTGTGTCACTATCCGAAGCTGTTTGGTAAACACTTAAATAATAAGGACCTGAAGATCCTTCTCTTTGGGTTGATGAAGTATGAAATGTACTTAATGAAGGTGCATTATTACTCCATACCGTAGAAGTTACTGAGTCAGAACTTACTACAAAATCTTCTGGATCTAATTGTTTGAAAGCCATATTTTTATGATGTTAAAGATTGTCTTGTTATTGTTACTGGAATAGTTAATCTAGCACCACTATCTAATCCTGTTACTGTTAATGTTGTTCTTAATTGAGAATTTCCACCAAATAAAGTATTAACAGTTGTAGCTGTAATACTAATTTGAGTTCCAATTACTGTTTTTGAAACACTTGTACCAATTGTTTGAGTAGCATTAACATTTGCACTAGTTGCTGCTTCTGATTGGATACCTTGTCCTGTAAATGTACTAAATACTCTTACATCTCCAATAGTAGCACTATATCCACTTGTTTCAAAGGTTTGTTCATTACCTAAATAATTTAATGTTTGAGGTGTTATTGCTAACTGTGCACCTTGTTTCATTGTTATAGCTGCATAACCAAGATCTAATACAGGTAGTTTAGCTGTACCTCTAGGTAATGTAGTTAATTTATATTTCATTATTTGTAGCTCACTTGGAAATGCTTCTAATAGAGGCATATTATCAATTGCTTCACCATAATAGGCCGAGCCCGAAGGGTGATTTGGATTATAAAGTGTATAATCAATTTCATCATCTCCTAAAGCAAATTGTGTTATTTGAAAAGAACCATCATTACGAGATAATAATTCTCTTCCTTTTGTAGTTAATATAGCATCAACTGTAATTACTGCGTTGTTTAAATATCCCATTATGTTATTTTTATATAAATATTATTATATGTCATAAATATGTGTTCTTATTAAGATTCTATAATTCCTTTAGAAATTAAATCATTTACTATTACAGAAGCGCTTTGTATTAAGTATTCTGTAGGGAAGTCAGGATACAATATACCAGGGGTTTCTTGTAATTCCAAACTACTTAATGAGGCTGTATAATTCCCATCAGCGTCTACTCCATTTAACATAGCACTACTACTTATTGCAAATGAACCATCCGTTCCTGCATTAATAAATGAACCTGTATTTTTTATTACTGTAGATATACTTGCACTCGCTAAATTTTCATAAGGGAATGGAGTATCTAAGTAAAGTGAATTAGGATTAACTACTGGTCTTCTTACTAAGAAGAAATTTTTATTAATCGATTTAGGTACTGGTCCACTTAATTTAATTTTTAGTCTTGGATTTTTAGTTCCTGTATCTTGTTCTATATTTTCAGCAGGTGCAAATACTTCGTCAATTGTATAAGTATAATTTTCATTATTAGCAAATCTAATTTCATCCCCTTCAAATAATTGTATTGTATTATCAATTCTATCAAATGCTGTAGTTGCCGGTTCTACACCTGCTGGGAAATAATCCGATTGTCCCGGGAAATATTCTAAATCTCCTTGACGGAAAGTTGTACCATATGCTTCATTTAAATTTGAAGAAGACATTACTAATATACTTTGATCTAAAATATTTGTATTACCTTTTCCTGCCGAACCTGTATATACCCAAAACGGTGCTTTAGCTGTGTTAGCTTCACCCATTAAATAATCATTAGCACCTTGACCTTGCATATTTACTGATGTATAAGCTCCTGCGTATCCAAGTGGGAAAAATAAACCTTGTCTATATCCACCTCTTGCGTTTTTAAACTCTCCTATAATTCTCCAGTTAATAGCATCTCCACCTTGAATAGTATATTTACCACTATTTGCTGTAATAATCCATTCTAATGCTTGAACACCAGCACCTCCCTTAGGTCCTCTTTCTCTCATTAATCCAAGATCAAATAATGTTTCATACATTTCCCAATCAACAGTACATCTAATACCACCTGTAGGTACTGGTACTCTAGTGTATCTCCATCTTTTAAATCTCCATCTTCTAAGGAAACTTCTAAGTGTTTGTTTTCTTCTTACTTTATAATAATTAACAATATTAGTCATTTCAAACCACCCATATTCAAGTATACTTCCTATATTAGTTACTCTTCCATCATCAGTATAAACTTTACATTCTATATCTTCTAGATTAAATGGTTTTTCTTCTTTACCTACCCAATTAGTACCAACAAGTGATCCACTACTGTACATATGTAATTCAAATTTTAATTCATCTCTTACTCTACGTGTTTCACTAACAAATGATGTTACAAATGATGTTTGTACTGTTACAATTTGTGAAGATGGTAAATCTTCTCCAGTTGTAATCGTTGGGACTATACCTGTAGTTGGAGCTGAGGGATACCTATTATTTGCTGGGTATAAGGCTGATATAAATGCATTTTCTGGGTATTGGATATTTAAGGATTGACCCTTAACATTAACATTCCAAGGATTAAGTACATTTGCATTATTTGTACCTGGCCCACCTATACCTGCATCATTTTGAGCTGATCCAGTTAAAAATTCTGAAGGGTCTAAATAATAATCAACTGATTGTACCGGATTGCCAGTATCAATACTAGCTGAACCTTGTGCTGAGAATCTTGCAAATAAAGCATCATTTTCATCCCCATTATCATATTGTGATATATAACCAGAACCAGATAATGGTAAAACATTAGCATAATTATTTGCTGAGTTTTGTGAATATAATATAGGTGTCACATACTGCATTATACGTTCTATAGATGCTGGGGCTCCTAATTCTCTATATTTTCCTTTTCCTGATTTAGCAGCTATTTTACCTAATGTAGTATTTGGAAATACTGCTTGAAAAGTATCTATGCTTAATGGGTCTAATGTAGGAGGTAAAGCATTACCTTGTTCATCAATTAAATAATTTAAATTAATTCTTGTTAAACCATTAATATTGGGATAAGGATCATCTAAATCATTAAAATATCCAAAAAATGCATCTCTTAATTCTATTGTTGGATTTTTACCATATGTTCCTATATCTCCTATATTCCAAACATTTAATTCTTGACTTGTTGATTTTGAACCATCATATCTAGGTTTAATAGAACGAGCTATAGTATAATTTGATTCTGGGACTGTTGCTCTTAAAGCACTACCACTAATAATTTGTCTTAAATTTACAGGGGCTGCAAGATTTCCTCCGCTAATAGGAGTATAAAAATCTCCGTAGAAGAAATATGAAGCAGTATTTGTAGCCTGTAGATTATAATCTATATCCATTAGATATGGATTTGCTCTTTGGTTAACAAAGTTATTTAGTAAAGGTTGACAATCTAATGCCAAGTTGAAAGGTACAACATTATTTCCAAAGAAAGTAGATATTAATTCGGCTGTTGGATCTGGTACTCTAAAATTTCCAAATTCAACTTCCAATGATCCAAGTGACATTTTTGTAACATCATTAAATGGAGCCCATTCATTTGAACTACTAGGAACTATACTCATTGAGTATTCTGTTATAGTTAACCCTATACCAAAACTTTTACTAACTGATAATCCCATTCTAATACTATCTAATGAAGTAAAATTACCAAAAGTTGAACCTGTAAAAGATGTTCTACCCGTTTGATCTGATGACGAAAGCATAATTCTATTTTCATTTGCAGCACCACCTGGGCCAAGAAAATTAACAGTACCCCCAGAATCTAAAGAAGTATTTTGAATGTAAATACTTCCAGTAAGTTCTTCATCTCCAACTATTTGATTAATTGATGATGTTATTTTTACAAATGAAGATGTCATACTAGGATTAGTAATAATGGGAGCAACTGGATCATTAAAATATATTTCAGTTTCACCTACATTGCTTGTGCCAAAAGAATAGGGATTTTCATAATTACTCATAGAATATTCTACAAAAAACATTTCATCTGGTTGGGTTTGTGTACTACTAGTTGTTGCAGGATCCGAAGCATCATATTCTACATTATTTACTGGAATTTCAAAATATCCTTTCATTACACCTCCACCAGTCCCAAAAGGTACTGTTTGTTCGTCCCCTGATGGTATTCGAACTATGTATGGTTCTTGTGCACCAGGGCCAAAACTTTGAGATAATGTTACTTTAAATTTTTCAGTATTTCCAATTATTCTTGCGGGGTTTGATTCTGCAGAAGATCCTGTTACTTTTAAAAATGCTTGTAAATCAAAATTAGGAAATAAACCAACAGTAGCAAAATTATTAGTGGGATATAAAGTAAAAAGACCACTATCAACCCCCGTATTAGCCCCGCCTACATAATAATCAGAAATTGAATCTGTTGTAGTATAGTAATATGAAAAATTTCCATATGGTATTGTTGGTCTACTGCTGCCAACTATTACAGTAGCATCTATATATACACTCATATCGTTAACTCGTACATTTGGAATGGCTGTAGTGTTTGGGATAGTTGGTGAATAAGCTATTACTTGCCAAAAAGAGTCTGCTACCACATTTGGTGAAGTACTTGCTTGAATGTTTGAATTTGTTAAAGGTCCAATTGTTAAATCTCCCTGTGCTGAAGGAAAACCAGCTGAAATTAAATCTGCTTGTGATATAGTTAATACATTATCTACAACATACCCTGCACCTATAAATTGTACAGCTAAAGATGAAACATTTGTTCCATTTGATCCAATATTTACAGTTCCTCCATTTCCTACTTGTTGAGAACCTCCGGTAACTGATGTAAAATATACTCCATTAGCACTACCTGGTCCTATTGTTAAAGTTGATGCATTAGATAAAGATAAAAGGGTTGGAGAACCTGCTCCTTGTATTAAAGTGTCTCCATTTGTACCAAAAGGATACAAACCTAAATTGACTGGATTATTGCTTAAGGACACATTTCCACTTTGGGAATCAGTACCACCTACTTTCCATACTCCTGTATCATTAGGATCTTCAACCCATAATAAATTATCGATATTGGATGCATTTTGATTGAAATCTGGAATTTGTACGGGAATATTATCTGATGTTGAACTTGTTAATATTAGACCAACTGGGCCACTATTTTGGTTAGTGTTTGGGTAATAAACCGCCCCATTCTCTTTGTTGCCTGGAACATATGCCATTGAAAAAGTAACATCTGTTCCAGTAGGAGCATTTACAGAAAATCCAACTGCCACATTACAATCAGCAACATCATCTACAGAAAATCCAACACCACTTCCATTAGCAGCTATTTCATTTAAAACAAATTGCCCATTAATAGTATAAGTTCCTACTTCATTTACATCTATACCTCCATTTCCACCTAAACCTGATAAATCATACCAAGTTCCAGTTACATTATCAGTACCTACTGTATAAGCAGAAGATGAAATAGGGAATGGGACTCCAGCTGAATTACCTTGCATTGTACTCCAAGCTGTAAATTCTAATGTTGGGGTATTCCATTGAAATGAAGATGTCATTATATTAGTCGTAGTAGCATGACCAGTACCTGCTGTGGTTATAGGATTATCAATAGCACCACCTTGATTAGTATTAGTAAAGTTTCTATAAAAAACGGGATTTAAACCTAATGTACTATACCCCTGTGCAGAAGATGGGCGATATACCCCACTTGTTATATTTGGGTTAGTTGCCTCATCTGCTGAACCTGTATAGAAACTAATAGTTTGGTCCTCTACATTATTATTATTATTAGAAGAAACATGATAAATATTTTCTGTTACTATTGTGCTAGATTGACCTAAATTTGATGCACTATATGCAACTGAACATGAAAAATATAGGGGTATATTAGGAGTTCTACCTAATGTATAAGAACCAGAAGCATAATTTAAACCAAGATTTGATATAATATTTTGATAATTTATACTAGGTGAACCAGGGTTAAAGAAACCTAAGGTATCATTACTAGTATTATAATTAGCTGTATTTCCATTTTGGTCTCCCCAAAACCAAAATCTTTGGTTTTGAGTTTGTTGATCTGTTGCTAAATAACTACCTTGTGATTCGTTATCATTTCCATTATACGATGCAGTAAATGAACCCGATGCTATTAAACTAAAGTTTTCAGAACCCCCATCTTCGGACCAATTAAAATCTGGGTTTCCATTTGATTGGTTTATGTTTATAATAGTACTTTTAGCACCAACTGTTACACCATCTATATAATATTCTTTAGTACCTTCTTGAAATATTATTTCTAATTTTTCTGCTCCCACTAAATATTCACCTACTTCGTTATTATTAACATCAAATCTTGCTAATTTTACCCATTGGACTATAGATTGTCCATTAATTACATTACTTGCTATCCAAGCATCTCCTGGGACTGGGTTATTTCTATTATCTAAAAAAGCATCATTTGATACTGTTCCTTGAACTAATGAATTAAAAGAAAAGAAAAGTGGGTTATAAACAATAGGAGTATCTGATACATTTAAATAGGGTTCACAACCAGGATTTAAATCTTGATCTGATACTTGAATTCTTGAACCACTAAATATACCATCATAAAATTCTGATTGGTTATCTTTTATCCATCTTCCAGTTCCTGGGAATTTACCTTCTCCACCACTTGCACTTATATAAAATGAATTACTTTGGTTAAAGTTAAGACTATTAATTACTGAGTAATCTAATGAATCTGCCCAACTTTGTGTTAAGAAAAATCTATTATCTGGTCCTAAACCTTTTGATCCAGATGGATATGTTTTTAAACCATTAAATCTTTCAAATGAACCACCTGGTCCACCTGAAAACTTATATATAGCTGATCCTTCAGTAGAATATTGTGGGAAATCCGCTGATCCCGAACTATAATCTTTTGGTAAATTAACAACTAAACCTTCATATTCATGTCTTGATGATGTTACTAAAGCTGGTCTTTGTCTATTTCTTTCTAGTAAATGTTGTTTTACTACTACTCCAGAAGCTAAACTTGTTCTAGCAGGAGTAAAATCTTCTATCATTTTAAATAATGAATTATCAAAGAATTTAATTAATCTAACAAAATCAACTACATCATACCCTCTAATATACTTTTCAAAATAAGCGTCTCTTAAAATATTTAAATCTGGATAGCTTCTTGATGATGAAAAGTTTTGTCTCGGATCACCAATATAATCTCCTAAGTTAAAATATCCTATTTGGGCATTAATATCATCATTTATTTGATTTGAGGGTGAAAATGCTACTTCTAAATAATTAACATTTGGAGTGTAACTTTGACTTACAAATGAATGTTGTTGAATTGACTCCATAGGTGATATAACATCACTTGTTGTACTAGAAATTGTAGCTTCAGATGAGGTTGGTGTTTGAAAACCATAAGGTGCTTCGGCTAAAATTAAATTTTCAGCTTGTATTTTATTTGTAATCCTATTTTTTATACCTGCTGGTACTTGATCTTGGAATATATCTTCTACATTAGTTACAAACCTTGAAGCACTAATAAAATAACTACTATCATTAGTAAATGATTGAGTAATTTGTACTGCAGAACCTGTTACTCTAGGATGAATAGATATTCTACTACCTGTATCTAATTGTGTCCCTAAATCTGCTCTAAAAAATAACTCATTAGGTGTACTGTTTATTGTATTACCTTCATCTGAATAAGGATTTACAGTATAATCAAAAAATTTACTTTCACTTAGTTCAATATTCCAATATCTTAATTCTTGGAAAGACCCTGAAAAAGGTTGGTATGTACCACCTGCCCCTGAAGGAGTAAAGTCTGACTGAGTATTTAAAAATGCTTTTGTTGCATCTGTCCAATAAGATACATCAAAACCAGTAACTTGATTAGAACCAGAAAATCCTATTTCTCCATTAATTTCATTTGCAGCAAATAAAGTAGCAGAAGGAGTATCTTCGTTTACATTTACTTGAACGGACCACCAATCTTTATTAAAGAAGGGAAGATAAATACTAGCAGAGGTTCCAACATCAGTTGTGTCTGGGATGTATTTTAAGGTACCATAAGTGTCGTAAGGGCTAGCTATGGATCCTGAATATGAACCTTTTACAAAACCAGAACCTGTATATTCTAAAACAATAGCTGAATCCCCATCTTGTCCAGCTATAAATAAAGATTGAGAATATCTAATATTAGAACTTGCTATATTATTTACAGCAGGTGGTATTCCTGCTGATTTAAATCTAAATTGAACTGAACTTGGTGAAGTATTTCCAAAATTATTATTAGCATTAAAAGATGAACTAACAAAATTAGTAGCATTTTCTCCTGTATCAAAAGCATAGTTAAATACATTTTGTTTTAAATCATAATCCTGAGATTCATTTCTATCTTTACCTCCAAATTCACTAATTCGTAAAATTGTATCAGGTATTCCATATGATGTAATTAATGCTCTAATACCAGCTATCGTACCTTTAGTTTTAAGTAAATATGGTATATTATGGTATATTCGTTTATATACTTGCTTTTGAACATTATTTAATGGCACTATATCATTTGAAGCAGATATTTCAGTATCTACGTACTCAAACCCAGAAGGTGTGTTAACTTGACCATTAATTGATCCCGTCATGTATGGAAAAGGAAATGCACTTCCTGATGGTGTTAATCCTAAAAATGCTGTAAATAAATCATTTGTATTAAAATTATTAGCATATAGTTTAACCCCAAAATCTCTAATGGCATCTGCTACTAAATCTTTAGCAATACCATATTCTAAACGATTATCAGCATCAAATTTATTTGAAATATCTTTTGTATATAACCAAACATTATCATAATATTGACCCACCATATCAACAAATAATTCGTATCTTTCATTAGCAGGGTCATCTCTTAAATATTCAGGTATAGACCAATATAACCAATTATTGTTATTTTGATCAAAATTAGAAGCAGATAATGCTTGACCTCCATAATAAGGGTTGCTTTGATCAATACTACCCACCCATGTTGAAGCAATTATACTTCCTGTAGGGTATAATTGAAAAGGGGGTGTGGTATTTTGTTTTGGGTAAGAATATTGGGAGCCACTATTAAAATACAAAAATGATTCATACCCATCAAAATTTTTAATGATATTATCTATTTGCCCTGTTAATCTTGCTTTACTTGAACTATAAGCTATAGTATTTACTGTATTTCCTGTTATTTTATTTAACTGTGAAGAAAGTTGAAAACTAGCAGATTCAATTAAACCAACTTTATATACAAAATTTTCTAATCTAGTTTTAGCAGAACTAAAATGTATAAAGTTAGAATAATTTTCGTAATTAACATTAATATTAATTTCTTTTTGATTTAAAAGATTTTGGATTTGGTTAATTGAACTAGTTACATTTGATTGGAGTAAAGTATTAAAGGAAAATGATTCACCCCCAGTTGATGTTTCTTGTGTTATGTTAAGATTATAATTAGGACCTGCTATATAAGTAAAATCATCTTCTATAATAGGTTCAAATGGAAAATTTAATTCATAAGCTTGAGGGGAAGATAATTCTTCAACTACCCATAATTCATCTTTTATACTAAAAGTAGAAGGTAAAGGTTCATATAATTTAATTAAAATTGTAGGATCTATTCCTTCTTCGGTTTCTAGCTTTATATTATTAGCTATTATTGATTGATTTAAACCAAAATTTAAATAAAAATCAACAAAATAATCTGCGTCTTCTCTATATTGAATAAATGAATTTGAGGAAGAAATTATTAATTCATTGGGAATAATATTACTATCTAGTCTTATTTCAGTTCTATCAGATGATATGTCAGAAATAAAATATTTTTCTGATATATTAGAAGATAATCTTTTTCTATAAAAATTGTATAAAATATTATAAACTCCTAGATCATAACCAGAGTTAATTAGATCATTTTCGGGGTTTAATAATACATCCCCTTCTCTTACATCATAATCTAATAATGGAATAGTAGAACCTGGGTATATTAAATTTTGGTTTTGGTCATAAACATAATATTCGATATAATCTGTATTTACATTAAATACAGTATCTAATTGGGATTGTACAATTAGTTCTGTATCCTTATCTGAATATGCTTGATATTCAAATGTATCTGGATTTAGTTGATTAATTGTTATTTCTTGAGCCATATTTTATGTTTAATAACCACCACCTCCACCACTAGAAACTGCTGCAGAAGAAACAGATGTTGCACTACCCCCACTACTTATTCCTGTTGTATTTTTAGAGGTTGATGTATTTTCAGATAATGTTGTATTAGTTTGTATTATATTTTCGTTTGCTGCCTGAATTTCTTTTTCAAAAACCAATAATGCCTCATTAGTAGCTGGGTCTTCTGTTTTTGATGCTTGTACTCTAGCGTTTTCCATCTGTGCTGTTAATAAATCACTTCTTAATTGAGCTATTTCAGCTTGTAATGCTTGTATTTCATCATTAATTTCATCAAAATTAATATATTCACCACTAGTTCGTACTAGATATTGATGAGAATTTGTTTCACCCAAAGCGGGTATATCATAAAAAAGAGAATTATATAATCCAAAAAATTCTTCAACACTAGGTTGAAGTTGTTGATCTTCAGTAATAGAAATAGCACCTAATTCACTAAAACTAGTATTTATTGTTTTAATGTATTCAGCTTTATTATATATTTCTTTTACTAAATCTAATCTTTCTGCCATTATCTATTTATAACTTTAAAATAATAATTATCATCTTTTACTATTGTACTACCATTAATAGTTGTTTGAATTAATATTTTATAATATCTTTCAGGTTGTAATCCATTCATATAGATATCAAAATAATTACTTTGGTTGTCACAACTTATTCTTGTAAATTCAGGATCAAAATCTATTAATGTTTCATTTGTATCTAGATCTTTAACAGAATAAAGTGAATCAGCAGGTAAATAATGGTTTTGGGTATCTATAGAAGATGTTAAAAATGTTCTTACTGGGAATTCTGGTCTAACATTAAGTCTAAATCTATTTATACTTTCACTATAAAATATCCCAGGATTACTATCTAGGGCAACAAACAAATCAGTTGTTTTAATTTCAGGTAACCCACCGGGATCAAATATTTGGTCATTCCATTTAATTTCTAAAGTTGGAGGATATATAGTATTTGTATCAACAGAATAAAACTGCATAATAGGTTGTACAGCGTCTGCAGTATTAAATTCAATTGGGTTTTCCCATTTTACTATAAATCCATTATTTTGAATAGGTGTATAGGGATAACTGCTTTTAGAACTTGAATACCACACCTTAATAATATCTGTAACTGGGGCATTTAGATCTTTTTGTGATCTTAACCTAAATGATTGGGTTACTTCAATATTTGTATTATAAGGGTCATCTGAACCCGTGTACCATGTACCACCTCCTTGATTAATATTTCCTGACCAAGAAGCTGTTACATAAGGTCCCCAACCTGCTAAATCCCAATATGCCGCACCTGTTCCTGTTGATCCAGAAAAAGTTCTTGCTTTCCAACTTACACCATTTAAAGTAGCTGGTGAGTCTAAGTATGTTCCTGTCCCATTATTCCATGAGCCCGATATGGGATATATTTCCAAATTTGTATTAAAGTCTACTCCTTGGGCATTTGATATATAACATTTTAAACTACTTGAAAAGTTTTTTAATTCTGATCCTGTTACTTTTGTATTTATAACACTACTAATTTCATCTTGATCAAATTCAATTAAATATCTAAATACTTGAGGTAAAGGATTTATATTTACATTTAAATTACCGATTTCAATTATGGGATCTATCCCTGTATTCATATATGGATAAAATGAATATATTGTAGCATCTTGTAAAGGAAATAATTTATATACTGCCATAATTTTTTGTTTTAATATCCTATTGTATTACTAAATGCTCCTGTTCCTAACGATACAACCCTACCTTGAATATCACTATTTGGAAATTTTACTTCAAATATACTTGGGTCTAAAGAAGGATAAATAATACCACTTTGTGTAGCTCCATTAATATCATATGCATACTGAGAGTATCCACTATTAGTACCTGCTTTATTAGTTATTAATAAATTTTGCACTGTTTGAACTCCAGAAATATTATCTAATAATACTGAAATTTCACTTAATATTATTGGTTGATTTATTTGCCATTTATTTATATCAAAATAATTTTTTAGTGCTGATAGACATTTAGCTAATACTTCACTATTGTTAAAATTAGGTAATGTAATTATTTCAAAATCTACACAAATATTAATAATAAAAGCGTCTTTAACATTAACAGTATCACCTATCATTCTTGATTGGTTTAAATATGTAATTAAATTACTTTTAATAGTTTCTGATGTTGTTACTAGATTACTATTGGAGTTATAAGCTAATACATATAAATCTAAAATAGTATCTGGGTCTTTTACACTTGGTTTTGTTGTATAAGCTTTGGATAAATCACCAAATTTAGAAGGCATACTTAAAGCTCTAATTAAATAATCATCAGCTGTGACATTTCTTTGTTGCGTATTATAATTGGCTAATGCATTTTGTCTTATTTCTTCAATTGTATCACCATCACTACCTCCAGATGCCGCTACTGGGTTATTTACTGCTAATGAATTAAATATATATTGAGCTATAGTTGTATTACTTAAATTTGAATTTTTAAATGAACTATTACCAGTATTTAATATATTTATAGAATTTGCTTCTACATTAGCACTAGTTCCTCCTCCAGTTAGGTATCTAACCGTTAAGGTTGTATTACTTGGTGCAGTTCCATAAGTATTTGTGAAAACAAAATTAGTTGGAGAATATGCTGTTGTTAATTTATTTTGACCAAAAGGTAACCCTAAACCAACATTATCTGGGTTTGGGGTTATTTGTTCATCTATTTGTAAAGCATTACCAGATCCAAATTGTATTTGTAATGTTGTTTCATTTAATAGTCTTGTAGTAAATCTTTTATTTGTTGATTTAGTTCTTAAAATATATGGAGCATCTTCATCTTGATATGTATTAGGATCATTAACATTAGTATTTTGAATAGGATCATATACTAAATCTTGACCTAAATAATCTACTTCATAATATTGGTTACCATCACTATCAAAAATATCTATAATTCCACCTATATTATTAGCACTTATTTCTAAAGTTGGAAACTGTCTATAAGCCCCCATAGTAAATTCTTGAGTTTGAATTAATCCAGATGCTGCTTTTCTTGTTTTTTTAAGTAAAAAATAAGTAGGTTCTCCTGCTGCTATTTGAGATACTGATACCTCTGTTGGATCAGCTGAAGTTGAAATTGAGAAATCTATTAATGAATCTATTATAAATGAAGATCCATTTTGAGTTGTTACTGTTGTATTTTCATCTACAATTATGCTATAATTATAATCTGGTACTATACTTGTACCATTTGCTATAGAAGGAACTTGTTGATAAAAATCTACATCAACATATGCTAAACCTGTTGCTTTTGGTTTATAACTAAACATATAAGCAAGATCGTATAAATTATCAAATTGTCTTGCATATTGTAAGTATGTTTCTTGAATCTGATTATCTAAATAAAAGGATAAAACATCACTAACATAAGATGCTTGTTCTATAAACATCATCCCGGGTGATGCCGGGCTAAAATCTGTATAGGTATTAGGAAAATAGGTTTGTGAAAAATTAATAAGTTGAGCCCTAATATCATTAAAGTCTTTATTAATATATGATATGTCCTTATTTAGTAATGCCATTATGCAAAGTTTAATTCTAAAGTATCATTTATTCCTGTATTAGGTATACTATAGGTTATATTTATTTGTATTGTATTTTCATTAACACTTTTTTGTACTTCTATTTCTTCAACTTCAATATTAGAAAAATTACTGTTAATTTTTGCTTGTATATCTTCTTTTATAAAATCAAGATTTTCAGTTTCTATTTGGGTAAAGATATATTGTCTTAAACCTGCTCCAAATAAAGGATTTTCTATTCTTTCTCCGGGGTTTGTTAAAAAATAGTTTATTAAGTTATTTTTTATAGCATCCCTAGTTTGATAATTAGGTTGGAATACACCTGGCGAGTCAAAAGGTAAATTAACACCAATTGCTACTCTAGGACGTAAATCATTAGGATATACTTTTCTTATTCCAAATGCCATAATTACCCTTTACTATTCATTAAACCCATTATTTGATCCATGCTTACATTCCCTTGTGGTAAAGTACCATTTGGTGAGGTTGTGTCTACAGGACCAGTCATTTGTAAAGGTACATCTTTTGATGTAGCATTTAATGTTCCATTAGCACCTGGCATCATTCCACCTAAAACATTCATCATATTTTCTCTTAATTGAGCTTTATCAGCTTGTGGGAGAGGTTGAGGTGTAACTTTTTCTTGTACAGTAGGTTGTGTACTTATTTTTGGAACACGAACTGCTTCAAGTAAAATATCTTTCATTTCTTCTTGAATAGCTTCTTTTACTGCTTCTTTTACAATAATTTTTAATTGACTTAATTTCATGTTATATTGATTTATTATAAATATTAAACTAATTAGCTTTTAAATTATTTTGTTGTATATAAAATACAAGTTCATCTATTAAAATTTGATCTGATGAACTAAACGAAGGTTCTCCTTTTAAAAGGGTAACTCCCCTGTTATCTTTAGCAACAGCAAATCTACGTTTTAATGTTCCTACAGGGTTTTTATTATCAGTTTCTACACTAAAAATAAAACCATTTACATTACCTATTATAGGATTTCCATCTTCAGCTTCTTCTTCAGCTAAATCAAGTAATTCTTGATTAATAGCTTCTAATTCTAAATTTCCAGCTCCATTTTCTTCTGCGCACTCTTGAGCCATTTGGTCGATAGATTTTAATAATAATACTACAGTTGTAACTCCTGCTATTAAAAATATTAATGAAACTAAAGTAGCTCTACTTGTTTTTTCATTATCTTCTTGTAAACCTTTTAATGTATCTGTTATATCTTGTAATTTAGCAGACATAGAATAGGGTTGGGCAAAAATTAACCCACCGAAGTCTTTAGCGGGTGGTACCCCTACTGCCTGAGGTAATGGGAGTGCGTTTAATCCTATTCTAACTCCTTTTAATACATTTGCTAATGCCCTAAAAGCTACAACTAAAGCCGAATTAATAATAATTGTTTTAAAAATTTGATTTAATTGTCTTACTACTCTATTTCTAGTTCTAATAACATCCGCTAAAGCTTCTGGGGTTGGGCAAGTTTTTCGGTTTGATTGGGTTAATTTTGATATACCAAAGGCAAGTAATAGTGATATTGCTAATGGAATTAATTTAGTTTTAATAGTATCTACTATTTTTGCAATACTAAGTTTTTTAGCAGAAATAATTTTACCAAAAGTATCCATAGCAATACCTGCTACTGTAGATTGTACCTGGTCGATTTTATCATTAAATTCTTGGGATATATCTTTAGCTGCTTCATCAAGATTAATTAATTTAGTTAATGATAAATTTGTTTTTATTGTTTTATCACCATTTATAATAGCTTGGGTCCCAGGGATATAACCACTTTTTGAATAAAGTAAACCAAAAACAAGTGGGGTTTTTCCATTAGCAGGAATTATTGGTATTTTAACCTTAATAGAAAAATCTCCTTGTTTATCCGTTCTAGTGGTTTGCCCCGGAATAGGAATAAATACTAAATCATTTAAATCAACTGGTGCTTTGTTGGGGATTAATTCTTCACTAACATTTAAAGGATTATCAACCTCAGCTTTTGTTTCTACAAAATCTTGGTTGACTCCTAATGTTACTTTAGCCCCTTTCATAGGGGCATTAGTATTTTTATCTTGAAGTCTACCTATTATAGTATATTCTTGTAAAATAGGTGTTTGACTTTTTAATTTTTCTTTTAAGGCAGATATTTCTTCTCTTATTTTATTTTGAGTTTTTTCTACACCATTAGATAAATTTGCCTTTCTTTGTTCAATTTTTTCTTTTCTACTTAATCTTCTATTTTGTCTTTTTTCTCTTCTTTGTTCTCTAGTTAAATTAGAACCCAAAGATAAATTTATTTCTTTTTCTGATGCTTCTTTTAAAGTAGAAAGATCTATATTATATTTAGTTGATAACTCTTGAATTCTATTAAGTATATCAGCTACAGGTAAAGCATCTCCTAATAAAGATTTACCCTGGGGTGTAGAAAGTGATTGTTGGACTAATTGTAAAAGTGCTTCTTCTCCCATGTTATATAGCTTTTACAATTTTAGATTTATAACTATTAATACTATTCAACATTAATGATATTTGTGTTTTTGCTGCTCCTGCCGTTCCTGGGGTTAAAAATAACATAGGTTCAATTGATAAGGTTTGGGCCATTGCTTGTAACTTTATTAAAAGATTTTCAAAATCATCTAAAAATGTATCTCCTAACATTACAGATTGATTAGCACTAGCATCTCCTAATCTAATATTATTTTTTGAAGATTGTAAAACAACATCTCCTTCTTGAGAATATATGCCCGTTGTATTTATTGAGGTTAATGATATAGTACTTTGGGAATTTAATATTATACTATCAGCCTTAGTATTAAATACTAATCTATCTGAATTAAGTATTACTTGACTACCTTGGTAAGACCCCACAGATTCTGGTTGGTTATTACTAATAGATGGGTTATTAGTTATAGAAGTGGATAGAGGTATTGATTGATTTGAGGTTAAATAAATTGAAGATAAATCTTTATTTATATTTTCAATAATAGGTAAATATCCTTCTTCACTAGAGTCATCTGGTTGGCCATTTCTTATTATTGTAATGGGGTTACCATCTTCTCCAGTACTAGACCAATTATTACCATATAATATACTATCTGTTTTTGCAGTACTTCCAAGTCTTACACTATTCCCCCACCTACCTTCTGTTATAATATCTCCAGCAAAAGGTAATAACGAATGAATATTAGATCTTTCAATGAAAGTACCTCCAACTAATGGGGAATTATATTCATATTTAATTTTTTCATTTGATGATTTTCGAGTTTGTCCCTGTTCTATAGCTTGATAACTTTTTTGTTGTGAAGGTTGTATAGTAGCAGTTTGGTTTAAGTTGGGATAAGCATTTAAATGTGGATGATTCCAAATAGATATAGGATTAATATAAAAATATTTTTTAACATTACTATTTAAATTAACATTATTATCCGGGACAAAAAATAACAGTACTAGTTCATTTACTACCGGATAATTTTTTAAATAAGGGATTAAAGGAGATGCTACAGTAGGAAATTCAGAAGATAAATCAGGAGAACCTTCAACTTTTTCAAAAAATATAGTTCCAATTGATGCCCATTCACCATAGGTTTCAAATTTAGGATGTTTATCATCTAAAATAATATCTGTTACTCTAGCAGATAAAATGTTAGAAGATAGTGCATCAATTTGTTGTTGTACAACAGATTGATTATCCCTCCCAGAATTTAATTGGGAATTAACCGATGCAAATCCGTATTTATGCGCCATCCTTTTTCCCTTCGAAATTAGTGTTAAGTTTATCTAATTCCTCCATTAACTGTTGTTTTTCTTCTTCCGTTATACCCATTGATTCTTCACCACCACTATTGTTAAGCGCACGCTGTACTATAGTAGCCATTTTAATTAATTGTTCATCGTTACGAACGCCAATTTCCATATATTCTTTAATAAGTGGTACAATTAAAGTAGCATCACCTATATCATTTATAAGGGGTTTTAATTCTGAAATTAAACCTGTGATTTGGGTTTCTTTTTTCTTTTGATTATCGTATATTTCACTTAAGATATCCGAAAATTTTTTCTTTTTAAATACAATATTGTCTAGTGATCCCATAATGTTATTTTATTATAAATATGGATATAGAAAAAGATTAGAATCTAGCGTAACCGTTTTCTAAATAAAAAATATATTGTGATTTAAAGATTATATGTAATTTATCCGCTATTTTTGTTATTTTAGGTGTTTTTACTTCTACCATTTCTCTAATGTAAATGTAAAGTGCTTTTTTATTAAATACTTCTAAATCTTCCCTTTTACGGAATAACTCAAGTATAGCATCAGCTATTTGGGCATCATTTTTTTTAGGGAATAATTCAAATATATTTTCCGATACATGGTCGACAAAAAGGTCTACATATTTATCTAAATCACTTTTTACTTTTTCATCTCCTTGGTTATATGTATGTTTTGAATTTTCACCTGTTAGTATTTCAACACCAACTTTTTGGATTTTCTTTTTATAATTTTTTGTATTATATAATATTAACCAACGTTTTACAATAGTACCAAAATAGGAATATGCCTTAGCTCCCCTAGTAGGATCAAATAAATGCATTTTAGATAATAAAAATGTAATTATTTCATGTTGAAGATGTTCTAAATTTTCTACTTCAGTATGGTAAAATTTAAAAGTATGAATTATATTTTGGGTTAATTTAAAAAAAGGATAATGTATATGACTTTGATATATCTTACTACGTATTTCAAAATCAGGTTCATTATTATATTTTACAATATAGTCCTCTGTCTCCTGAGTAAAGTAATTTTTACTTTTCTTTCTTCTTTTTCTTACCATTACTTAAAGATTAATTTTAAATTGAGATAATTTTTTTTGTAAGACCTTTATTTCATTAAAAAACCAACCTATTTCATCATCACTTTTAAATAAACCTTTTTCGTCTATTTGATTTAATTTTTTTTCTGTAAATGTAATTTGTTTATCTATTTTATTGATAAATTCCTGTTGAGAAACTATTATATCTTCTGCTCTTTCATTTTTACGTAAAAGGTTAAAAGTCGTATATCCAAAGATAACGACTAATAAACCTAATATTATAATAATAATTTCTAATATCATAAACTATCTAACATGTTTTTTAATCCCGTACTTGCAACACTATTTAGTGCTTTAGTTTTAGAGGATTTTATATTGCCAGATAATGTATAATTTTTCTTTGGCTGTTCCACACTATCTTTAGAAAACTTTGGTAACCATTCTTGCTCAAATTCAATACGCGCGGCCATTAAATCAGCTTGATGTAAAATATATGGTAGAGACGTGCGAGGTTTTTGTTCTGGCATGAATGTTTTTAAATATTTTTCATTAGCAACATCATATAACCCATCATGGGTTTGGATCGCTACCATTTCATTAAATGAGTAAGAAATGTCATGTTGTTGAAGAAGAAATAAACCACGATCTGGGACAGAACAAAACGCTAATTTTTTATTAAACATATAATCTTCACCTAATTTATCTTTTCTCCATTGATCCGTCTGGGGGATATAAGATTCATGTTCTTTATCTCCCATTTTACCTAAATCATGGTTAATAGCAGAAAATACTAATTCTTCTTTAGTAAATGTAGTCATATCACATCCCATTTCTTCCCACATATCATATAACCTAAGAGATCCTTCAACTACTCTATTTACATGGGCAACATATCCTCCCGGGAATGCTCCATGGTATTCTTTTTTATGAGCTGCGGGCATTAATATAACACGTTCTTCATAACGTTTATAAAAACTAGATAATTGTTCTCCTCTATTTCCTGAGATGTGAACATTTATATTATCTAAAAATATTTCCCAATTTGATTGAATTTGTTCTGCTGTTAGTTTCATAACTTTTATTTTATATTATTTTTTAACTGTTCTTCCATTTCTTTGGGCATAAAAGCAGCCCATTTGTTTTTAGGACAATACGCTGATAAAGATCTAACTTTTAATGTAAGGATACACCCACAATCTTTACAACAAGGTTGAGTACCTGGGACTGCACAATGGGTACCTTTAGTATCAAATAAATTACAACTTGTACAAATACCCCATCTAATTTTAGCTATTTGTTCTACATCATCTTTAACAAAAACTTTATTTTTAATACCCTCATATATTAAATCTAAATTACCAAAGGCATTAATAAGTTTGTTAAACCTATTCATTTTATCCTAGTGAACTATTTTGTTCTTTATCTGAATTAGGTTCTCTTTCTACCATTGATCTAAGATCTTCTACTAAATTTTTTGCTTTTTCAATCCCTTCCTTGTAAGTTGAAAGTGGTTCTTTTGTATTTACAATACGCTGGAGGTTAATTAATGTATGATCTAATTGTTCTAACCTTTTATTAATTAAATTTCTATTTCTCATAATTTATAATATTAACAGGGTATTCCTTAACCCTTTATTACCTTTATTCCTATCCCTTCTTATTCCCTTTCTTACAAAACCTGTAATACTAATGTACGAGGGATATTTTGTATATCCTAATTATTTTTTAAATTTCTTTAACTACTTCTTTTATTTTATGAAGATGTGCGCATTTTTCGTATTCTTCATATTGTTCAAAAAATGTAACTGCACTATCTAATGCCTTATAAAATGTTTTATTATCAAAATTTATAATAGCATGAATATCATCATGGTCTTCTAAACTAATATTTTTAATATAAGACCAAGCTCTATTATAAACAGTAAATTCAGATGCCTCCTTTGTAGATTCAACATTATAATTAGGTTGTTCTTTTTTAAGAAATTTTTCTAACTTTTGATGAAAAATATAGTGATTTTGAATTAACTTAACAAACATTCCAATCTTAGCAAAAGGACCATTCATAAAATCTTTTATTTCAGATTTAGTTTTCTCATCACTAATTTCTTTTCCATCTACAAATAATTGAAATATTTTATCTTTATCTATCATCTTTTACCTCCAAAATATTCTACAGCATGTCCTTCTGTAATTAATAAATCATTTAACTTAACATCACCTAAAAATATATCACCCAAACATCTACCATACTTACCTACACCTTGAGAGTGTAATATAAATTCATTATTATGTTTAATTAAAATATCTTTAACATATTGTTTAGCAGCTAAACCTCTTGCCTTTTCTTCTAAATCTCGGGTACGAGACTCGGCAGCATTAATACCAACTAATCTAATTCTAATTTTTTTCCAAGTATCAAAACCAAGATCAATAGTAGCATCAATAGTATCCCCATCTACTACTCTTTCACATTTTGCTTTATAAATATACATAATAATGTTTAATTATAAATATGTATTATTTATCTAGATCCGCTAATTCAGATTCAATATCTTTTTGAATTTGCTTTAATATTTCATATTCTTTAACAACATCTTTTTTTTCTGGATTGTCTGGGTGGTATCTCCATACTTCATCCATTACAGTTGATGTAGCTACTAAATCATTAATTAATTCTGATTTTTGTTGGTCTAATTCTTCTTGTTTTGACATATTATTTAAATTTATTGCCTATTAAGTTAATTGTTTCTTTTGCCTCTTCCAAGCTAATTTGGAAAAATTCTTTACTACTATTGACACGTTGTGCCTTTAATTTATGGTGTACTTCTCTTTCTACCATTTCACCATTAAAACATTGGTATGCCCATTCTACTTTATATGGTAAAGCAACACCTGTTGCTGAAGATATTTGTTTAGCTCTTTCTTCTGGGAGTTTTTTAGTATAACCTATTTTTAACAACCCAGGTTGAGTTGGGTTAGATAAAACATATACCCATTGATCCCCATCACCCTTATCCGCATATATTCCATATTTTTTATCGGTATAATACGTTACATTTTCCCATCCACCCCCTTTTTCGCTGGGTGTTAGGGTAAAATATCTAGCATGTTCTAAATCCGTATTCCCATAATTTTCTTTTAGTGGAATAAACTGTTTAGCTTCTTGGACTGTTATTTTATCTAGACTCATTCGAATATTATTTTAAATTCTTTTTCTACTTCTATATCATTATTAAATATAGTTTTAATAAAAACTTTAGCTGTGTCACCTACCATTTGATTATCAAAAAATATTTGTTGTTGTGGGTGGGTATTATACTTACTATAAGTACCTAAACTTTGAATATCAGAATTAGGATTATATGAATAACCTACTATATTAAGTGGTGGATGGTTATTAGCCATATCTTCTATTGTATAAGTTAAATCACCTATGGGAATTGGATTGTTAAAATTACTACCTGTAAAGTACCCTAATACACTATATAAAGGTACTGTAAAACTAATTCCATTTATCCAAATCCAATAATCAGAATCAAATACAGTTTCAATTAATGGAACTCCATTAACAACATAATCGGGGTGTAATTCACTAGTATTACCTTTTATAGTAAAATATTGTATACCTTGATGTTCAATATGCCAATATCCATTACTGTCTTGAAAAACACCAGGTGATACTAAGGGATCTATGTAAAAAGCTGTACCACAATCACCTATACAAGGGTAATTTTCAATAAGCTCCTCTGGGCTACATGCCCAGAAGAAACTTATTAAGGTTATGTAAATAAACTTTTTCATTATGCTACTAATTCTAATGCTTTATTAAACATTTTTTTATTCACATCTTGGTCTTGCTTGAAATTCTTAATAATTCTAGCTTGACGAACTTTTCCTGATGGTGTTTTGTATTCAAAATTACCTTCAATAATATTTTCCTGAACTCTATTAAATACTTCCCAAAGCATATTACCTTCATCTTTTGAACGTTGTGCTTCTAGAACATCATCAATTGCTTGATCATCGTAAGTATTGTTAGTACCTTCTACTCTAATATCTAGAAATGATTTAGCAAGATTAAACATTTGCTCTTCTTGTAATTCAACTTCTTTCATTTTGTTCATTGCTTCTACTGTTAAAGGTAATTTCTCAACCATACCTTTAATTAATACTTGCAAATCTTCAAACGTATAACCCATATGACGCATTTTTAAATCTTCAAATTCATCTGTAGCTATAACTAAACCATTTTCACAAATCATTCTAAATAATCCTGCTGTAAATTGGAAAGCATTCTTACCATCATGTGAATTAGTAATTAATATTTGAGGATAAACAACATCACCATCTTGACCATTAATAACAACATCATCATTTCTAAATATAACTAAGTGTTTTTGAACACCCTGTGTGTTTTTAGTTCTTGCTTTAACTTCTTTAGCGTCAACTGGTTTCCAACCCATTAATTCCATATCATCAATAACTTGTTCAGTTGGAATGTGGGTATATTTTTCTGAAACTTCATTTGAAGGTTTCATTGTGAAGATACTTGGAGCGATCTCATTTAACTCTTTCTTGTTTAAAAACTTACTACTTTCTAAATTTAACATATGACCTTTATTTAATTTTAATTATTTATTTATACCTAAATATACGAAAGGTAGCCTGGGGAGCCAAGCTACCTGTGCATTACTTTTAAATTAACTGTAAACTTCTGTTGTGAATGTTTTCTTAACCAATAAACTAGGTGCTACTGAATAAGAACCTTTATCACCTTGAACTTTAATATTCTTACTATTAATTTTAATAACTCTAAATGTTTCATTAGGAGATATTTTTTTATGATCAATACCAACCATATCACCTATTCTAAATGATAATTTAGCATCCCAAGCAAGTTCTGATTTTCTAATAGAAACTGCATTTTTTATTTTATTAAATTCTTGTAAATCTGAATTTTTAATGAATTCTAACACTTCGTTTAAATTTGACATATAACCTTTATTTTTAAATTTTAATAGCTCGAAACATTCGAACACGTAAATATACGAAGGATATCCCGGGTAGCCAAATAGATGCACGGGAGCTTTATACTACATTTACAGAAATACCACCTGTACCTCTTAAGTAAGCTGTTCCAACTCCAACATTAGTGGAAGGAGTCCATGTAATAACATTATTAACGCTTGATCCACCATCTCTAACTATTGCAGACCAAACATAACCCGTATAATTTACTCCACCTTTTGGACTAATATTAATTAATGATGATGCTCCAACTTCTTTATCTCCAAATGCCAAAGGAGTTACATTCTCATAAGAACCTGTTACGTTTCTTTTTGTCTCAAAAGTAAAATAAGCTGACCCTGATAGTGAGGAGGGGAAAGATAAATTAAAATTTGTTTCACCTACTAATTCATCAGTTATTAAAACTCCTTCTCTTAACTGTTCTGCTGTATAATCGGCCATAATGTTATTTTATTATAAATATATAAAAGGAGAAAAACGACTCTTTCTCTTATACATATCCACATCTATACATCCGTATATACAATATACTTATATTTATTTTACAAAACTACGTGGACCCTTTGATTGGGGTTCGTATATTGGCGTATATAAAAATAGAAAATGGAGTTAATATATTTTATTAGTGGAATACTAACAGTAGGAACAGTATATGGTGTTTTGTTACTACGTAAAGTAAAATCGTCATATGATGAATTGCTGGAGGAGTCATCGCGACTATATTCGCTCACCCAAATGACACAAGATGAGGTTTCAGGAAAATTTGATAGTGTAAGGGAGCAATTAATTGAGGTTCTGGATAATAATGAGAAGTTAGGGAAACAGATGAGTGATGATGCGTATGCGGGTAACACTGAATTAAATGAACGGATAACAGATTTGGCGAAAACTTTTAATACGCAAGGACTAAGTCATAAAAAACTATTTGACGTAGCGGATAATCAATTTAGGAAAATTAATTCGGATATACAAATTTTAAATAGTGCGTTAAAACGTTTCCAAGACGATCCGGATTTAAAAGCAAGGTATTGATGAGATTTGCACTTATTGCACATGATAACAAAAAAGCAGACATGGTTGCGTTTGTATCTAAACGTTTACCTTTCTTTAACAGAAAAGATGTTCAAATTGTTACAACAGGTACTACGGGAAAGAAAGTAAAGCATGCGGGGATAGATAATGTAGATACAGTAAATTCGGGTCCATTAGGTGGGGACGCAGAAATTGCTGCCATGGTTGTAAGAGGTGAGGTAACTGGAGTTATATTTATGAGAGACCCACTAGATAAACACCCACATGATGTAGATATTAATATGTTAATGAGGTTGTGTGACGTGCATGATATACCACTGGCTACTAATTATAGGACTGCCTCTATATTAATAAAATATTTTAAACGAAGTAAATAATATAAGTATATATTTTCCTCGACGCCAAAAAGGTTTTGAAAAAAGAAGGTTGCCATTTTACTATTTTTAAAATTTTGGCGTTAATTGGAAAAAGC